GTTCAGCTTGTGGACTCCATGGGCACGGAGGAGAATATTGTACGCTCCGCTAGGGTTTCCACCAAGGGAGCCGATTCTAGGGGCACAGAAGCCAACACAGGGCTTGTCAGGTACCTTTACCGCGAAGGACACGGTACTCCGTTTGAATCATGTGTCCTTCAGTGGTACTTTGAGACTCCCATCTTTGTGGACCGCCAGATCATGACCCACCGTATCGCTTCCACCAACGGTGAGTCTGGCCGGTATAAGACGATGGAAGGCGAGTTCTACGTCGTTGGAGAGGACCGTCCCTTGGTACAGGTAGGCAAGGTCGGAGCGTATACTTTCGAACTTGGCCGTCCTGACCAGCGTGGCGCTGTCCAGTTCGTGCAAAAGGCAGCAGCGGAATCAGCATGGGAGAACTACCAGAAGCTCAAGGCTTATGGGATCTCCAACGAGGTAGCACGGGAGCACCTTCCTACGACGCTCTACGTGTCCCGCTATTGGACGGCAAATTTGAGGGCAACCCTCAACTTCATGTCTCTTCGTAAGGACTGGGGACCGGATGCTCTGCACCAGTCCAAGGCCCAGTACGAGATCGCGCTCATGGTTGAACCCATGGCAGAAATTGTCAAAGAGAAGTTCCCCACAGTGTGGGAGTGCTTCGTTGAAAGCGGCTACCGAGCCGTTTGACATTCAAACAAAGTTAGGCTAAAATGGGATACAATACAGAGCCTTTCTTGGGGAGGAATCCGGAGTCGGTGTCTATCACCAACTCCGAGATTCAGACCTTCAAGGATTGCCGACGCAAATGGTGGCTTGGGACATACCGAGCGCTGAAGCCGAAGAACAAGACCTATGTCGGCCCTCTTACCCTTGGTATCCGCATTCACAATGCGCTGGAGTTGTTTTACACGACTGGTGAGAATCCGGTTGATGAATATGAACGTCTTCAGCGCATTGACAATGCGTTGTTCGAAGCCAGTAATGATGCGAACTTTGAGGACAAGGTAAAGAAGTTCAACAGCGAAGCCGAACTAGGGCGTATCATGCTTGAGGGCTACATGGAGTGGATGGCAGAGACCAATCCCGACGCGGATATTGAAGTGATCGCGGCTGAATCGAAGCTCTCCACCCGTCTGGAAATGGACCCGCGTGTTGAACTGATGGGAAAGACCGACCTCAAGGTCCGTAGAGCCTCCAGCGGTCGGCATGCACTGATGGACCATAAGTCGGCAGCATCCTTCAACTCATACTACGAGACTTCCCACATGTCAGAACAGCTTATGCTCTACGTCATTTTGGAGAAGCTGGATACCGTGAACGGTGATCCCAAAGTAGATGGGGGAATCTACAACCTTCTCAAGAAGGTCAAGCGTTCCTCAAAAGCAAGTCCTCCGTTCTACGAGAGGCTGGATGTCAGATTCAACGACAAGCAGCTTCAGTCGTTCTGGATTAGGACAATGGGTACTGTTCGTGATATAATGGAACTACGCGACAGGCTGGATGCCGGTGAGGATCACCGTTTCTATGCATACCCAAGCCCCACAAAAGATTGCACATGGAAATGCCCATTCTTCCAAGTGTGCCCCATGTTTGATGATGGATCATCCGCAGAAGCTATGCTTGAAGAACTCTATGAACAAGCAGATCCTAATGCGCGTTATGAAGAAGAAAACGAATAAGAAAGTGGTACTAAATGTCCGATAGATCGCTAACGATGCTTGTTCACGGCATGTCTGGAGCAGGTAAATCTACGCTAGCAACCTCGGCACCCAAGCCTCTACTGTATCTCGACGTAGAAATGGCAAGCAGGTTCCTCCGTGGCCGAAAGAAGAAGTGGAATCCACTTACGGAAGCGCCGCCTGAAGCTGATGGTTCTTGGGATATCTGCGTTGTAACTCTTGATGAGTTTGCAAAGGCCCAGAAAGCGTACGAGTACCTGAAGAGTGGCCGTCACCCGTTCAAGTCGGTAGTCGTTGACTCGATCTCCGAACTCCAGTCCAAGGCTGTAGAAAACATCAAGGGTCGTCAGCAGCTTCAAACACAGGACTGGGGAAAGCTCCTGTCTGTCATGTCGTTCTTCTGTCGAGATCTGCGAGACCTAGCCGGAACAGATGACAAGATTGACGCGGTAGTTATCACCGCCATGTCCCGTGACTACGATGGAATTGTGAAGCCGTACCTTCAGGGTCAGATCGCTTCTCAGGTTCCTTACTGGTTCGACATTACCGCGTACCTCTACATTCAGCAGGTCGCTGATCCCGTCACCGGAGAACTGCGCGATACGCGAAACCTCCTTGTAGGTAATCACCCGAACTACGAAGCCAAGTCACGTGTTCCCGGACTGCCTACAGTCATCGAGAACCCCGACGTAACGGTCATGCTCAACAACATCTTCGGTGAAGATGTTGCGGCTGCTCCAGTAGCGGCTCCTGTTCAGGATCTACCTCCTCAGGGTCCGTCCTTCGTTTCTCCGGATCTCGTTTCAGCCGGTCAGCCGGAACCACCTAGCCTCTAGTCCCTCCAATATAACTGAATACGCAAACAAAAACAATAACTGATAGGAAAATAACGAAAATGCCAGCACAGTCTTGGAAAGACCTCATGAACAAAGCCGAAGAGGGCGCAAAGGAATTTGCTATTCTTGATCCCGGTATGTACACGTTCGTGATCAAAGAACCCGCTAAGATCGGTCAGACCTCCAAGGAAAACCCCAAGTGGACTATCAACCCTTCGGTTGAGTCCGGTCCTCGTGCAAATGCCCGTGTATTCCACGACTTCATTGTCTCCGACAGCGCCTACGCCATGAAGACTTTCTTCTTCGGTGACCTTGCCGTTCTCGGTCTGGACGCGTCGTTCTTCGACCAGAATCCAAGCGAACAGCAGATTGCACAGGCTCTTCAGGGCCGTCGCTTTGTGGCAGAGGTTTACCACGAAGAAGGAAACAACGGGAAGACTTACGCTCGTCTGCGTAACTTCGCTCCTCCGACTTCGGCCCCGCCTGCTGCTGGGGTTCCGGGTGGGCTTCCGACCGCAGCGCCGATTCAGGCTGCTGCTCCGGTAGCTCCTCAGGTCCAGCCGACCATCGATGCAGGTTCACCGTGGGCAACCACTCCCGCCCCTGCTGCTCCCGCAGCACCGAGCTTCAACAACTCGGTCCCGCTCCCGCCGTCCTTCGGCTAAGCACTACCCCCTAAGGTGTGCCCTCGTAACTTCGGTTGCGGGGGCACACTTTACCTATACACTACCAAGAAAGACAAAATGACTCTCGCTCAAGTAAAAGAATTCAATGAAACCTTCGGTGTGGCAATGTCCGCCACTCCTACGACTCGTGTCCCGACTGCGGGCCTACGTTACGAACTGATCCGAGAAGAACTTGAAGAGTTTTCGGAGGCAATGAATGCTCTTGATATTGTCGAGGTAGCTGACGCTCTTGGAGATATCCAGTATGTCGTGCACGGAGCGGTACTCGTATTCGGGCTGGAGCATCAGGATCTACACGTTGGTGTGGATTTGAGCGCATATTCCATCTTCATTGAGAAGGATCGTGAAATGTTGCTTTTCCATCTACATCGAGCCATACTGCATAACGACACCCGGAAACTCACGAGAGTTCTTGACAAACTTGCCGTTGAGGTCAAAAAGGTTGCGAAGGAACTAAGCATTGACCTTGAAGCCGTGGTAGATGCCATCCATGAGTCAAACATGAGCAAGCTTGGCGAAGACGGGAAACCCATCTACCGCGAAAATGATGGAAAGGTTATGAAGGGTCCAAACTACAAGACCCCGACCGATGACATCCGGAAGCTAGTCTTTGGGGATAACTATGCTCCAACCGGAGAATGACTTTGAAGGCCTACGCGAGAAGCTGACCGGCCTCGGGTATACGGGACTGCGGGAAGACGATGAGAGCCTTATACAGGCCCTCGTAGCGGTCCACCTGACCTTGGAGACCTTCGAGCTTTCTGAGGCCGCGAGAGGGGCCGTTATGGACCTCCTGAGTGCCAATGGGCGGAACGCTCTAGAGTCCGTCCCAGTGTTCGGAGAGGATGCTTGGAGAGACTTCGACTACGGAAACGTGAAACTAGGGGAATTCGTTCGGATCAAACCTGATGCATATGACTCTCCATCTGGAGTACGCCACAACGGTTTGGTGGGAATCCTCGCCTTCATGAATGGCGGAAAATGCACCGTAAAGTACATCGGATTGGCCTCCGGAAACAGCCAACCACACCCAATGGAAAAACTGGACTCTCTCAAGGGAGGGTACAATAGAAGACCCGCTAAAATTAATAAGGAGTAAAAAATGGTGACAGTTTACACCAAGCCCTCTTGCGTTCAGTGCAACGCAACCTACCGAGCACTTGACAAGAAGGGCATCGCCTATAACTCGCTGGATATCTCTCAGGATGCTGAAGCACTGGAGAACTTGAAGGCTCTCGGATACCAGCAGGCCCCAGTCGTGACCACTCCGATTGGTGACTGGTCAGGGTACAATCCGGGGAAGATCGAGGAACTTGCAGAGTACTACGCGACTCCGGTAGGGTAGCTTTGTTGGTGTTCTTTAGCTCTACGTCTGAGAACACCTTGAGATTCATAGAAAAACTAGATGTACCTGCTTTGAGGCTCCCCTTGAAGACCGCTGATGCTGGACTTGTCCGCGTTGATCAGGACTTTGTTCTGGTGACTCCTACTTAC